CATTCCTTTAGACTCATCTCTACGAGCTTTCATAGATTGTTTTTTCTTACCTTTTCTAGCTCCTAATGAATCATCAAGTCTAGCATTGTATCCTTGCTTTTTAACTTTACCACCTTTTTTCATCATAGCTCGACCAGCTGCATCACTCATTTGAGAATCTGTCATACCTTTTTTATTCATAGCCATAGCACGACCTTCTTTGTCTTTCATCATACCACCAGCTTTATAACCTTTGACTTTACCGCCGCCCATCATTTTTAATTCACTAACTACACGTCTTTTTTCAGCCATGTCATTTCGATTAGGGTTTTTTCTAGCATCAATTCTGCCCAATTCTTCAAGCCGATTCATTCTTTTAGTATTCATGTCTTTCTCCTTTTCTTTTTATTAATATACTCTTTTCCTACTTTTTGTGGTACCCCTACTTTTTTAGCAAACTTTTTGTTTTTAGCTACTGCTTGCATAAACTTCTTTTGTTTCTTAGACTTAGGTGGCACTACTTATTAATCCTATTACTCGAAGCTTCAGGCTTTCTTGGTTTAGCACCTTCGTCTTCAATAACTTCTTTTTTACCAAATAGCTTTTGTACCGTATTGGTTTCCCAAATACGAATAATCATCCATATAATAGTAAATAGTGAAGCCAAGTGTGGTAGCCACGACATCATGGTACCTACTGCAGTGAAGATAGCCGATAGGTCTATCAAGTGTTTTGTTGTCTCATCCATTTTTAACATTTCCATCGTTTACGTGCTTGACGCAATCTAGAGTTTGGATCTTTAGCAGCTTTAGGAAACTTCTTCATTTGTCCTGCCGATCTTGCACAAAATGACTTACGTCTCTTTGCATCTTTAGAACCTTTCTTAACTTTCCCTGTTACCGCTGTTTTAAGTTTAGAACCTGGGTTTGCAGCTCGATAGGCTTTTACACCTTTCTTTGTCATCCCCGCTCCTGATTTAGTCTTTCTAAAATTGCCTGACTTAACCGAAGTTTTGATTCCCATTCCTTTTTTTCTAGGTGTTGCCATCTATACACAATCCCCTAATGCTTCAAACCATCGCCTCAGTTCTTCGAGGCGATCATCGTTCTTAGTTGGTTTGGGCTCTTCTTCCATAGTTTATCCACAGAATACCGTTAATGATGTCACAGCTGCTGTTTGAGTTACTACTCCAAACGTTGTTTGTGGCTCATTTCCGTTAATTAAAATTCCGTCGCCTGGTAAAGCCATTTGTTGTGACTCTACGTTAGCTGGAGTAGCTATACTTAATAAAACTCTATCTGATGCTGCATTACCATCTAAGGTTAATGTAACACTACCTGCCCCTGCAGAACCTACAAAATAGAATCCTTTCATTCTAGTTCTAGGTAAAGCCATACCATCAGCAATAGCGTTTCCAATACTTACATTGGTTGCTACCGCTGCATCTGATGAAATACTAGTAATTCTAGAATAATAGTTTGTAGAAGTTGCAGTTCCAGTATCAACACCAGCTACAGTTTCAGTGGTTACAGACTGAGATAAATCCCCAGCTACGTATCCAGTGATAGTAAATGTAGCGGCAGTTGCGTCTCCTGCACAAGTGAATAGAATTTTATAGCCAGCCCCGTTATCTAGAGGCTGGTTAGTTATTAATGTTATATCGCCAGCACCACCAATAGCAGCGGCGGCTCTATATAACGTAGCTGAATAACTAGGAGTGACGGCCCATATATCTGTTGTTATAGCCATTGTCTATTCTCCTATTTAAGCTGTACGTGTAAGTGTGTAACCTGTAGCTGAACCAGGAGTTACTCCATCACCACCAGTAAACATCATAGTGAATTGAGCCATACCAGTAGCACCAGAAGCAACTACTAGTCTACCGAAAGCAACTGCAGAAGCAGCAATAGTAGCGGCATCAGATAATGATCCACCAGTACCTAAAGCAACTGTTACGTCGTCAGCCCCGCCTGTGTTATCTACTATAAAAGAAAATTGTTGTCCTCTTACCGCACCTAATTGTTGAGATATTCCTGTAACACCACCTGCTGTAGTAGTAATGGGAAGTGTAATAGTTGTTGCAGCTGCTGAAGTAGAAGTAACATATCCTACTTGAAGATTCTGTGCTGTAATAGTTGCTGTAGCATTGACTGCTGTTGAAGGGCCTGAAGGCACAAATCCGTTAGTTGAGGCAACGGGACCTGAAAAGGTTGATCTTGACATTTTAAGTTCTCCATACAAAGTTAAGCTTATCTGTCGTGTATGCGTCTGCTGGGGCAGTCTGATAAGCTGGTTGTTCCCAGATAATTAATCTTACACGTTTTCACACTATTATACAACAAAAAAGGGGCCGAAGCCCCTTAGTTTAAAACAAAAAATTACTTGTTCATTACGTACATTGTTACTTCAAAACCGAAACGCATTTCAGTTGCAACTGGTGTTGTCCACATAATATTTCTCCTTTGTTTTAGATTTCAGCATTGCTGATAGAAGAATTATATATACTTATTTACTTTTAGTACTAAGCATATTCATGAGTGTTAGATAAAGAAAAGCCCAGCAGAGAGGAGCCAGGCTTTTCAGAGGTAGTGCTTTAAGTAGAACTATAAAAACTACTTATGCACCTGGTGAACCCCACATACCTAGTGGATCACTCCAACCGAATGAATATCTTTCACGGGCTTTATATCTTACATTGCCAGTATCGAAATCCCCATCCATAGAAGTTGTCAAAGCAGTTCTTTCAAAATGCTTCATACCGTTAGGCACGTCAGTAGTTAGGAAGTAAGCGTCACCATCAGTTAGATAGTGGTTTACTGTATAACCTTCTGGTATTGCACCGTTAGTTCTTAATGCATTGATATCGTTATCAGCTGTACCAACACGAAGTTGTGTATCTAATAAACGAGTAGCAACGAATTGTAGAGCTGGTGGAATAACCAACTTACGTGGTTTAGCTGCAATCAATAGACCTCTTTCATCAGTCCATGCTGCGATTTGAATCACTGCGTTTTCTAATGCTGTTTCGTTAAGGTCTGTTGGTGTCGCTTGTGTATTACTATTAGTACCACCTGAAACTAATGGGTGGTTAGTAACTGCACCAGCGGCATTAGTACCAAACAATGAACGGTTATCGCCACCAAGGAAGTTCTGGTTGTAACCATTGTTAAGAACATTAGCTGCTCTAACTTGTTTAGTGTTTGCCATTGAACGTGCAAGAGCTTTAGTGTAGCGAGCTGAAAGACTATCATATAGATTATCTTCAACTGCTTCTTCAGTTAAACTGAATCCTAAAGCAATTGTTACGTGGTTGTATCTAGCTGTAAAAGCTTCTTGTGCGTTGTCATACGCAATAGCTGCTCCCTCAGATTTAAGAGGTGCGGCTGCAAAGCCAGCTAGTTTTGTTTCTTCTTCGAAAGAACGATCTGAAGATTCAGTTTCGTAAATCTCTTTATGTTCTTCCCCATAACGTGCATATTCTAAGCCGAATAACGCGTTAAGTCCTGGTAATAGCTCCTTAAGGAGCTGGGCTCTTGAAATTGCCATGTTTTATTCTCCTTAATTAGATTCCAGTTGCATTGTCATATGAGTGTATACCTGCATTAAACTTAATTAATAAGTCTGTGAATGCATCACCCACGGTTGAAGTTGGACTGTCTACAAAGTCAACAATACGGAAAGCAATAGTTGCTGTCGTAGCTGTTGTAGAAGATACTGCACTATTAGAATTACCTGTAGTAGTATCACCTGTATCTGTAGCTTGCACTGCTGCGAAGTTAGTATTCTGACCTAAATCAGCTTGTGTAACTGCGCCGTCCGCTTGTGCCATAAAGATTACATCTGGGTCGTCAACAATATATGCTTGAGCGTCATCTGCTACTGTGCCTGTAGGCCAGTTTTGTCTAAACACTACTGTGCCGAGATTAGGGTCTGTGTAAGTACAACCTACAAAAACACCAATAACACCAGCAGGGAATGCGTCTGCGTTGTTACCTAAATCTGTAACAATTTCAACAGTTCCCGCGGCTACGATTGCAACAACCGAGCCATTATATATATTAGTTCCATATCCAGAAGCAATCGGTAATAGACGCGTAGAGCCCGCATAAGGGGTACCGCCTATATGGTTTACCGCTTTAAGTCCGTAAGGACTAGCTGTAGTAGCCATGATTGTTTCTCCTATTTATTTTTTGCCCTTTCCAAAACTTCGACCATTTTCTTGACCTTCAGCAAACTTAGGCATACGAGGATCATTTTGATTCAGGTATGACTGGTCAACTGCTTCAGTCTGCGCTCTTGTTTTTTCATTTACAAAAGCTTGTCTTTGGTCCATCATTTCTTGAGGAGCTTTACATAATAATAGACCTCCAATTTCTATGCCTTCTTTAAATTGGCTATTGGGGTCTGCTTGTAATACGACTTCTGGGTGTTCCGAATGCTTCACCGGTTCCCAGCCTTCACGCATTTTTGAAGATACGTTCATGTTATCAGGCTCATTCAATAAAGAAACTCGAATCCAACGATAGGCCCATCCAGCTTTTTTAGTAAACTCTGGAAGGAGTGAGGCAGGTTGCCATTTTTTTGCTACGTCTTCTCTTACTTCAGTATCTCTTGATTCTCTTTTAATTACCTTATCCATTTGCGTTCTCCAATTTAATCATTTCTCGTGCATATTGCTCCGGTGTTAACTTAAGCTTTTTAGCAAAAGCAACTTGTGTCTTACTTAGGCGTACTTTCTTCGGCGCGGTACTACGCGTTGCCGGTGCAACTACATTCGAAGGTTTGCGTTGGGCGGGTTTATCCGATTCCAACGAATTATCCCCAAAATTTTCAGGGAATCGTTTTTGCATCGTTTCATCTATACGACGATAGTATTCGTCAGTTGAAGGATTTACCCCGTTCCTGACTAATTTTTCATGTAATCCTAAAGCTAATGAAGTCATTTCTTCATCACGTCCAAACCAAGTATTTGCATCTTGCCAAGCTTGAGCTCGTGGGTCTGGTTTTGGTATATTAGAAGTACTATTTTGATTCAACTCTACACTATTTTCTTCCTTTTGTGAAGCAGTATATTGAGGTTTTAGCCTACTAGCTCTAGATAATTTCATCTGAGCCTCATTCATTTTAGCTTGCGCTTCAACTATTGCATCAGTTTCTCCTAATTCATAAGCTTCTTTATAATCTCTTTTAGCCATATTAAGTTCATTTTCAGAAGCACTAACTAAAGTCTTAATATAGTCTTCCTCACCTGTACTTAGTGTAGTCTGTAATTTTTTATTTTGTTCTGCTACTTGTTGTGCATAGCTTACAGCTTCTTGTCTTTCTCTTTCCGCTTTCTCTTTTTCACGTCTTTCATCGTGATAACCTTTTTTAAGTTGAGCAAATCTTTGCTTTACTCGATCAGAATATCCTTCAAGAGTATCTTCCTCTACCTCTTTTACAATATCATCAGGTAATGGTTCTTTACCTCTATCTTCTGGTGGAGTATCGTCTTCTTCTTCAATTTCTAACTCCGGCTCAACTTTTTTAGGTTGCTCTACTCTTTCAACGTCAGAAGTAGATTTTTCAGGTTCAGCTTTTTTACCCTCGTCTAAATCGACTTCTAGCTCTTCCCCTTTCATATCTAATTCATCTGGTATTTCATTTATTATTTCAGCCATGCTATTCTCCTATGCGCGTTCGTAGCCACGAGGGTCATCGACCACTGCTTCTACGGTATCGTCGTTAATAATGCGGAATTCTTTTCCGTGAATTTTAATTCTAGTGCCTGCATAAGCACGCGTGATAACGAAGTCTCCTTCTTTACACCATGCTCCTGTTGGAAACCTAGCTTCGTCTTGATAAGCTAAATCTCCTAACTGCATAACAAATAAGACCACCGTTGCATGTTCTTGTAATTGTTTTACAGAATCTGATTTAATAATTCCACCTTCATAAGTATCTTCTGCTTCAGGCACCATACATAATATGCGGTATCCTTTAACATCAGGCAGTTGTGTAGTAAGTTTAGCTAATGCTTCATCCTCACTTACTTTTTTACCATCAGTGGTAGTTGTGTTTTTGGTTTTAATAGGTGCTCCAGAGCTGGAGACTATTTGTGTGTCTGGGGTGGCTATAGTCATTTTTTACCCCCTATCTTTACAACACTATCCGTAGGACTGCTTTCAAAGTCTTCGTTGTCTTTAGTTAGGTTTGCTATCATATCAGCAATAAACATTTGAACGTGATCAAATCCTCTAACTTGTCCACATCCATGCTGATAACCTGCGAGGTCAGCAGTGCCTCTAGCCATATCTTCTACTACTTCGTTGCGTCTCTCTTTTATCTGGCTTGATAAATATAAGAGCGTTTCTTTCTCTGTCATTTTAATCCTTTCGTCTAGTTAATATTGTCCTCATTTTTAGTTACATCTATCTCGGTTTTGTCTTTCAACTTCTGCTCATGAGCAGCTGTCTCGTCACGCATCCTAGATTCTTTTGCTCGCAATGCAAAGTCTTGTTTTTGTTGCACTGCTTGCATTCCCATTTTTGTTCCTTCCATTAGTTCTTTAGCATCTACTTTTCTATTATCAAGACTAGCGTTAGCCCCAATTTTAGCTCCTGCTATTCTTTCATCAGATATTAATTTTTCTTTTTCTAGTTCAAGTTTAGCTACATCTAGTTGAGTATCAGCTTGCATTTTCTGCGCTTTAGCTTGAGCTTCCATTTGTTTAATCTGTAATTCTTGTTGTTGCATTTGAACAATCGGATCTTGCTGTTGTTGCTGTGCTTGTTTCTGTTGAACTTCAGCACTGTTTTGTTGTAGTAGTTTTTCTGCAGCTTCTGCTGTTAGTCTAGCTATATCATTTTCAACATCTACTGGAAGTGGATCATCTACTGGTGGTAGTGGTACACCTAATTGTTTTTCAATTTCTAGCCTATATTGGAAAGCCACGTGTTCAGCTATATGTGCTTCCATAGCAGCTTGTATTAAAGGAGCTTTTGTACTTTGACCTACTAACTGTCTAATCTTAGGGTCATTAGCAAAAGCCATATGCACTTCAATATGTGCTTGGTGGTCTTGGTCAAGAAATGCTTTAACAGGTTTACTATTAAGTATGTTCATATTTTCAGATACAGGATCTATTTGTTTTACATCGTCCTCATCTGGTATAAGTTTATTTATGTTCTTAACTCCCAAAACTTCTAACATTTGTTTATTGAGTTCTGGTAAGTCATATATAGTTGGATTTTGTTGAGCCATTTGCATAACTGCTTGATACTGAACAACTTTCTGAGCCATAGTTGCAGCATTAGGGTCAGCAACTGGAATTAAAGCTACCTTATCGTAGTCAGCTTGTTTAGCACCTGGTGTTCCTGTTGATGGGTCATACTGATAATTAGGGTCTGTGTAATCTCTTATTAATGTTTTAAGTAATCCAAACTCTTTCTTCATTGAGTAATAGATACGAGCATTAACTGCTGACATTACTTTGAGTGTTCGTTCTAGTATTGCAAGTGTAGAACCTACAGGAGAGTTAGCTGACATATCAGATACTTTCATATCTGCAGCAGAAGCAAAGCGTCTACCTTCGTCAATAATCTTGTCCATCAAAGCAGCAAGTACTTGACTTGGCTCTTTATATGGTAGAGGCATTAAGTTATCACGGATAGTTCCAGATGGTGCATCAACATCTCTCCACTCTGCTGGTCCAATTGGTGTATCATCACCTTTAATACGTAAGCCTCTTGCTTTAAATCCACCTGGGAGATTAGATAATGTACCTGCGTCTACTAACTGTCTTAATAACATTGTGCCTGATTTTGAAAATCCACCAATCAGATGAATTAGACCAAAGCAATAGAATCCAAATCCTGGTATATAACCATAGTGAACAAAGTGCTCACGACGTTTTTTCTTGCTATCATCTTGATTCCAATTACGTCTAATTGCTAGAATCTCTGAAGTACCTTTATCAATAGTAACAACATATGGAAGTGCTATTCCTGTTTTTCTACTTCCATCTTTATCTTCGTAACCTTCTAAGTCAAGGTTAACATTCATCTCTAGTATTTTATATCTATCGTCATTAGTTGCATCAAAACCCATCTGCTCTGCAATTTTTTTCTCAACGCTATCTAAGTCATAATCAGGTTCACCTAAATCTACATCTTTATAAAAACCTATTTCTTGTAAATTGTGAACTTCTTGTTTTGTTTTACGCATCACATGAGTAATACGTTCTGCTGTTTCTAAGTTAGATGCACCGTAAGGTACAACCATATCTTCAGCTGGAACAAATAATGACACTTGTCGTTCTAGTGCTGGGTCATAATAAACTTTCTTAAACGCATTACCTGCTAAACCTAGTCCCCATAACATTCTTTCATGTTCAGGTCGATACTCTGGCATTTTATCCATGAGCTGATAATTCATATTCTCTTGTACACGTTGAGCAGATTCAATACATTCTGGAGTTTCTTTACCAATAATAGAAGTCTTCACAGGGCCTGCAGCTGGAAAGGTTTCCATCATTGTTTCAGCTTGGAATTTAACTAATGCTTCGGATAGTAGTGGGTGATAGACAGCACATGCGCCTTCCCATGGTTCGGTACGTTCTTCTATTTTAAGACCGAGAAGTTCTAAGCCATCAACATAAGTTTCAAGCCAGTCTTTTCTAGAGTTTATATCATTAGAGAAATCTTCGAGTAAATCTGAAGATAGTTCAGCTAAATATTGGTCATCTAGTTCTTCAGCTAAGTTTTCAGAAAACGTATCATCATCCATCCTATCAGGATCAATAACAAGTTCAGTATCACCAATGCCAATAGTAACTTTTTCTGGGTCTTCAATTTCAATTTCAATTGCCTCCTCACTTTCAGCTATTTCTTCTATGCCTTCTGGAGCTGCATATAGTCCTTTATCTATATCTGCCATTATTTATCCTCTTTATACTGCATAATATCTTTTATTTTTTTGACTTCTAAACATCTGTATATCATCTTCTTCGTCATTTGGCAAGCGAATAAATCCGCCCTGCCGAAACCTTGCTAGAGCCAGCGTTGTAGCATCAACTAAGTCATCATTTTTTCCTGACGGAAAATCGTTGCATTCTTCAATAACCTCATGCGCCCAACGTCTGTCTGGCGACCATACAACACCCCCACTAAACAAATCAGACACAGCATTAACACGACTAATTTTATCTTGCCCTTTACCTGGCGTAAATTCTCCCACAGGGATTCCCATACGCCTAAATTCTTGATATAGTGCTGCTCCATTTGATTTTTTCTCTACAATAAAGGCGTCTGGCTCCCATTCTCGATACTCATCTAAGCAAAGCTGCTTAAGTTCTGGGAATTCTAAACGCTCTTTTACTGCATTCAATAATATTATAGCGTAATTATTAGTTTCTTCGTTAAAAAAGACACCCCATGTTGTCAATGCGTTGTAATCTGCTCTATTATTAGCTTCTTGAGCAGCATCAAGTGTCATTATTATAAATTCACATGGTGGTGGGTTCTCTTCTTCCCACATATTCCACCATTCTCGCTTGATTAGTGCTCCTTCTTCCGATGTTGGGTTCTGTAAGTACTGTGCATTCCAATATCGTATGTCTAATGCAGCACGTCTAGCCTTTAATTCTTCTAGTGGCCAGAACTCAGGCCATAATGGAACTTCATTTCCCTTTTTATCCTCTAAAATAGCAGGAAATTCAACGACTTCCCAGTCATCAACGTCATCATTCTTAACCATTTGGTCAACTATCTGTCCTGTCAGGTCTAATTTAGACCATCGAGTCATTACTACAATAATTGCACCACCAGGCATAAGTCTTTGCAGTGGTCCTGACTGAAACCATTCCCAAGCTGGCAAAAATACGTCGCCTTTGCCTAGTTTGGCATCTTGCTCTGAATGGGGATCGTCGATTATAAATAGATCTGCTCCACGACCAGCCAAAGCACCACCAACACCAATAGCGAAATACTCACCGTTATAATTGGTACCCCACCTACTGGCGCTTTTACTATCCGCTTGTAGATTGATATCGGGGAATATGTCTTTATAAGGGTCTGAACCCACGAGATTCCTGACCCGACGACCGAAGTTAACAGCAAGATCAGCTGTATGAGATGCCATAATAACCTTCTTTGCTGGATGGTTACCCAAAAACCAAGCCGGAGCCAGATAGGAAATAAGTTCTGATTTTCCGTGACGAGGCGCGATATTAACGATAACTCGTTTTCTAACTCCTCTTGATATTTCTTCAAATAATCTAGCCAATTTTGCATGATGTTCTCCTACTTTATAATCGGGGTAGACATGCTTGATAAAGTCTAAGAAGTTTGCCTTCCCCTGTGTTTTAGTTAATTCTTTCTTATATTGTTTTAAAAGGATTAGATGCTTTTGTCTGTCTCTCTCGGACATGTTAGGTAGATTCTTCTGTAATAAATCTAAGTCCGCTTCACTAATCATCGTCTTCTATTACCTTATGCTCTCCTTCAACAACTTTACCTTTTAACTGTTCTATTGTTTCTCTTAATTCTTTTTCTAATTCTTCACCTGATTTACTAATGTGTGTGATTTCTGTTTTCTTTTTAAATGCATCCACTCCGTCTATTTCACCTATAGCTTTTAATGCAGCTATTCTTTCTCTTGATGATTTTGCCATTTCAGCTTCTTTAACTAAGTTGTTTACAACGTGTAGTTTTAAGTCAGCTAAATCTTGGACAATCATGTGGTTACTTTGTGCTACTAATCCGGCTAAAAATGCAATAGTCTCGTTAGGGTAGTTTGCAAACTCAGGTCTGAGTTCGGGGTTAGTTATCATTTCTTTAGCAATTTCTTTTGCTTTTTCCTGATTCTCTTTTGAAGGCTCAATGTTCTCTCCTGCAATATCCGATACTAATTTTATAGTATTAGACCGAACTTCGATCTCGTCTTCTATAGAAAGTGTAGGAAATGCTTCGGTAGCATTTTTAGGTAGAGGGACCTCTTTTTCTATATTAGGTACGACTACTATATGTTTATCGTCTGACATGTGTTTGCTGTTACACCTTAGTTATTTTGCAGCTAAGTTTGCAGTATAACTAATAAACTAATCCAAGGCAATAAGCAAAGAGTAATAAAAGGAACGTTACATAGATAGAAATATTATTCATGTAGTAGATTATATAGAAGTTTTTAAACTGAGGCGGTAGTGAGAATCACTCGTAAGTGAAGCCTACTAAATGGAGATAAAGTAGGCCCCATGTAAATAACTAAAAGGAAATACATATTTACAAAATTAGTATACCTGGTTTTACAGATTTTTTGCAAAATATTTTTTTAATTAGCCTTTTGTAAAGTAAGGGGGGTGGTGTTTCATTTTGGTGTGATTATTTGTGCATATTAGTATGTATGTATGTAGCGTGGAGTCCCATCGGCAAATGTGTGGTATAGGGGGGCGGTGGGTTAGGCATGCAGAGCATATAGGGGTATAAATACATTAAGGCATCACTTAATACTGATTATATTTTACATAATCTTAATGCTGATTATATTTTACATAACTAAATGGAGATACATTATGGAACGCGCAATATATACACAGACACAACTGCAACAAACTGCTAACAATATATATAAGCAACATGCATTCGATATGTTTGTTAGTTGTACATGCATAGGGCTTGCATGTTTATTAGCAGGGTACATGCTAGGTATCTATTATCCAATCGTTTAACTAAAAGGATTCGGGGTGGCAACACCCCGTCTTATATATTATGAAAGCACAAGAACTTAAGACAGCACTAACGTACTATTGGATGCAAGCACCTATATGGTTTGGTGAATATGAGATGGATGTATTAACTAAACGTATAGATGCACATACAGTTAAAGATGGAACTGTTACGAACTTTTGGATACCCATCTACGGCGAGATTGAAATATCAGACCATGTTAAATATACCTGCAGTAATGTGGTAGGTATCACACTAAACCCTGAAGCTCTTGCAGTAATATGCAAGATAGCTACATCGGTTAAAGGATTAAGAGAACATCCTAATCCTGCTGAAGTAAGAGCAAGACAATTTTAAATAACTAAAAGGATTCAGGGTGGCAACACCCTGTCTTATATATTATGACTTACACAGTCGGTAGTAAACATCGCTTAGGCGGTAAAGTTCTTGCAGTATACAACGGTAAGACAACTGGAGTTATCTTAGTTGACTTCCGTAAACAAGATGCATCTTACGTTACTTGGGTGTATCCGATTGACATACCTGAAAGCACTAGCCACGGTAAATACTTTGTGGTCAGTGAGATTTCGCCGAACGATAAATGTTTGGCTGATGCAAAGATTAACTTTGCAGCTCGTGTCAAGACGGAGCTTGTAGCTGAAGCTTATTGATTAACCAGAAGCCCTTCGGGGCTTCTATTTTTTTGTTTCAATTGAAACCAGTTATCACCCCCGCGTGACCTCTCTTGCCGTCTTTATATAGCATTTGGTTAATTAACCATTCGTAAAATTAGGTGTGAAGTCTAGCATAGGGTATAAAGTTATTAAGCATTCATCAATGTGAGTATTTTTTTAATAACTAAAAGGAGACATTTTTATGTCTAAGATTCAAAAAGTAGTAAGTAGTAATAATTTTGACGTTACAGTATGGGCAAGTAAATTTTTCAATGCGACTGAAGACGTTGTATCAGTGGCTAAAGAATTATTTACAGTCTATCCTGATTTTAAAACTAAACGTAATACAGATGAAAACTTGAAGACTGTTTATAACGGTATGAAATTTCAATTCTGTAAAGACTGGATAGCAAAAAATAACCTTGATGATTTTATAGGTTATTATCACCTTCAATCTAACGGATATGTCAAAGTATCTAAAAAAGATTTTGAAGGTGTAGCTACTCCTGATACACGTTTAAAAGGGCATACTATCAATATGTCTTTAGATAGTGAAGACGGGATTTTTGCTTATACTCAAAAACCTGCATTTTTAAATTCACTCAAAACTAAAAACCCTATGGGCTATGAATTAATAATAGCTAATGTTAATAGGGTTAAAGAGGGGATTAGAAGTAAGGTTAAAACTTTAGATGATAACGCGACTAAAGAACCTAAAATTACTAACCGTAGGAATTTATCTAAATCAAAATCAATGGTTGAAAATATAGACCGTTGGCTAGGTAAAGAAAATAAGGCAGTTATACAAGCCATTGATAACGGCGATGCCTTAGGTTTAGCATGGTTAGAAGTAAAACCTGAAGTCGTAAAATTTAGAAAACTTTTTTCTGATATTGTAAAACGTGAAAATCAGTCTTAAGTTTTTATCACTTGAAATACCCTATGTCCTGAGTCGAAAGACTCAGGGCATTTTTTTTGGTCTCAATAAATTGAAACCAGTTATCACTCTCTCGCTCTCTCGCTCACTCGAAATCTTTTGCCCAACCTAAAATAACAATCGGCTATTTACCCATTGCTTATTTAGGCTTCATTTAGAAAACCTCTTATTTAGGCTTCATTTAGAAAACCTCCATATGACATTATGTTCCAAGATGCGATATCATGTTCCAAAATGCGTACCGTTTTGTAGTGAACTTTGGAACACGATTTGTTCTTTGTATACAATGAGTTACCTGATGTTGTTCCAATGTTCCAAAGAAAAACAGAGGGGGCTTGGGGTGGGAGATTTTAGAAAGCAAGAGTTCCTCTTGTGCAATGTTGGAAATTTTAGCACTCAGGGAAATCATTCAAAAACGCTTGGAACATTGGAACAAGTATAAAATACATAATACTATAAACATTAAATAAACTATATATAACAATAACTTAACTCATAATCAAACCTCAGAAAATACTCGTGTTCCGTATCTTTAGTAAAGTAACAAGAGTTGGAACATTGGAACATAGCGTAAACAGTAGCAAGTAAGCCAATCGTCCAGATAAGACTCAAATAGACAGAAAACTAACACCTAACATACACACGTCTTAGTAACTCAGTCTGCGAGAATACATCACACAGAAAACTTCTATATAACTTGGTACACACAGTGGCGGAAGACCGTACACCTTATTTGTAAACTATTGGCTTATATGTAAAGTTACGGTATAATAGAGTTATGAAAGCGACAGAAGTATTCTATTTGATAGCTTTCTTAAACAAGCAATGGGTAATTAACCATTCACAATATAAGGAGATACACAATGTCACATACTAAAGCTAAAGATGTTGTAGAGAAAAAACACAGGGCATGGGGTATGCCAAGTGATGAGCCTACGAACTTTCCAACGGAAGATGAGTTGCGGAAATTTGTAGATGAGATTAACAAACAGTATAAGGAGGGTACGTTACGCTGTACTGAGCAAGGCGTCAAGTAGCACAATGTATGGAAGTATTTTATATAACTTAAATGGAGAACAATATGCACAATCAAAGCATAGAACTAGAAACACCGAAACATCTTATATCATTATCGACATCAGCAGTATTGGTGTCGGTAGATGTCAAGACTTGGACTGCTACAAAGCAAGACCGAAACATTGCAGACGAAGTTACTGACAATAAGAAAGCAGACAGAGGCTCAGGTAAGTTTGTCAAAAGTCTGTTGCAAGGCAATTCTTTGTATCGAGACATTATCAATACAAGGCAAAAGATATACAATTGGCTTAGTCAATCGGCATACAGGTGGAACCATTCACAAGACCTGATACCGAATGTTGACTTGCCACGTTTCACACGTGAGTTTTCTATGTATGAAGACTTATTCAATCAACAAGTTGATGACTTCATTGCTCAATATCCTCAGGCAGTTACTAACCAAGCATTACAACAGGGTGATATGTATGATAGTTCAGACTATCCCACTGCAGAGGAGGTCAGAGCTAAGTTCTCACTAAATCTCTATGTGTCAGAAGTACCTGACCAAGACTTTAGATGTCAAGTATCAGATGACCTCGCTAAAGACCTGAAGATTAATTATCAACGACAAACGGAGGGCATAGTTAAAAATGTTCTATCTCAACAAATTGACCGAGTTACAAAGGTCATGGAAAGTATCTCCCACTGTTGTGGCTACAAAGAATTCACAAGTCAAAAGACAGGGGAAGTTACGCAACAGAAACGAAAGATATATGGTAGCACCTTGCAGAAAGCAAAAGAGTTATGCGAAACGTACACGAAATTCAAACTCTTAGACAACGAAGACTCTGAGAAACTGGATAGTACGATTGAGTCGCTTGGAAAAGTTCTGAATGGTGTAACCACCGAGCAGTTGAAAGAAAGTGTAGTAGCTAGGAAAAGAGTCAAAGATGGTATTGATGACATTCTTGGTAAGTTTATTTAACAATTGGCTAATTAGCCATAACATATATAAGGAGATACATAATGCACCAACAAATTACAATCGAAGAACTACGCACCACTATCCCTGCGATAGCTAAAACTATTACACCTGTCATACAGAGTGAGGCAGGTTGTGGTAAAACATCAATACTCAAAATGCTCGAACAAGACTTGGGTGATAAGTATGACTACATCTATGTTGACTGTCCTGTCAAAGACATGAGCGACATAGCTATGACTATTCCAAATCATACTACCAAAAGTCTTGAGTCATATGTGGGTACGATATTCAAACTTGATAGCAAGAAACCAAAAGTTATATTGCTTGATGAGTTTATGAAAGCACCAAAGTTATTACAAGTTATATTCACGAGACTAATGCTCGAAAGAACTGTGGGTGATACACCATTACCTGAGGGTTCAATGGTCTTTGCTACAAGTAACAATCAGTCTGATGGTTTGGGTGATGGAATGTTGGCTCACGCAGGGAATAGAGTATGTATCATGCGTATGAAAAAACCAAGTGCTAAAGAATGGTTGAAGTGGGCAAACAACAATGGGGTAAGTGCTTTGATAAGAGCATGGGTTCAGTTGACTCCGAAGTGTTTACATAGTTATCTCGATAGTGGTCAATCAGACAATCCCTACATATTCAATCCAAAGAATAGTGTGTTGTCCTTTGTATCACCACGTTCACTTGAGAAGTCAAGTGTGATTGTGGAGAATAGAAACATTCTAGGTGAGAATGCTACTGAGGTAGCCCTATCAGGCACGATTGGGCAGAGTGCAAGTGCTGACATGTGTGCGTTCTTCTCACTTGAGAGGGAGTTACCTACATGGGAGTCAATCATGGAAAACCCTGA